CAACAGGTGCGATGGGAGCCTCAGCATCTAATGCACGTTCAATCGGTTGAGGAAGTGTGTCGCTCATCGCATGTACCTATGTGATCTGTTATCTACAGTAGCTGCTTCCATCTCATTCCACATGCGGAGCTTAGGAGGCAGTGGCCTTCTAGTAGTCGTTACTAATGTACCCGGCTGTGGCGTGTCAGTCAACATATACTTTAAAGCATCCATGGCATGGTTGTTCATGTCCACTGGCATGTCGATAGCAGTGTCATCCTTACCACGCTTCCATCGCCATGTAGACATCTCATCATGGAACCATGTGAGCTTATCACTGACAAACAGTGATGGACAACCGTAACCATGTGTGAATGGATTGAGTACAGTCTCACGGATGTGTAAGTGTTGCTTCACCTTAATGATGCCATTGAGAATGGCATTGTTGCCTCTACGCATACGAATGCCATTGTCTACAAACATTGCAGCTGTAGTCTGTCCTGTAACCTGTCCTGCGTTGGTACGACGGAAGATAGCTGGATCAGCTAACACTTCTGGCTCAGTGTCACGGACGATAAGCTCAGGACCTGCTAACTCCGCACGGAGTGTGTTGATTGCATCAGCCTGTGCACCAATGCCCATGTCACGTTCATAGAACCCACCTACAACGTAGGTAATGCCAAGAGCATCTACTAACGCAAGTAAGTAACATGACGGAGCAGTGATGCCTAAGTCATAGCCTTCAATGATTGTTAGACGATAGCCCTGCTGACGTAGATCAGCGATGTGTCGCATGAGTGTGTCATGTGTAATGACATGCACAGCTTCATCGAACTCGTCATAGACGACACCATCGAATGCTACCCACTTACCTAGTAGGTAACGGTCACGCATCTTACCGCGGTATGTTGCTTCTAGCGTCTTAATGTAATCTGCTTCGAGGTTCTGTGCATTCTCATACGTGGATGCCTCAAAGACTTCCACTAGTGGAATAGGCTGACCGTTCACTAGAACAGGTCTACCATCATTGTCTACTTCACAGATCAGATCAGGATTGAACCGTCCTGCACGTAAGTCATGCAATGGCTTCACTAGACGTTTGTACACCCAACCGAGGGTAGGGTTACATGTCAATGACATGTACCGTGGACCAGTCAACGGCATGGTATCATCGTCACCAGCGTATGCTGCATTACCACGTAGACGACCTAGTAACTGCTCAAAGTCATGCTCTGTAATCTCAGGGTCTTCGATCTGATCTATGCCTACATAGTCATAGTTAGCTGATAACAAGTTGCTAGTAGACTCTCCGTCTGCGCCACCACGTTGTTCAATGTACCTGAAGTCAATGATTGTATCATTGCGTAGTACGCAGGTGTTATCCTGTTTGTTAAAGGACTTGATCCATGAGCTAGGGCACCACTTGAAGAACTCTCTACGTAGCGTGCTGTTTAACTTAGGATAAGATGCACGACCGAGCATCATAGATGCACCAGGGTAATCCCGTGCGATGCGCAGTGCATCAGCTACTAAGGCAGTGGTCTTGCCATTAGCAAAACCACCACCGTAGAGACGTATCTTCTTACGACTGAGGTGGAATGCCTCAGCCGCACTACCAGAGATTAACTTATACGTACCAGCCATTAGCTCTTACGAACGTACATGACAGGAGGCTGCGCTGCGAAGCCTGTGATAGTCGGTGACGTAGTAGGCAATGCTCCGTATGTGAAGGTGCCAAGTAGTCCACGTGACGCACCAGTGACGCTAGATGCACCGAGTAGTGCGGTGTTAGCACCTGTACCAATGGTACAAGTCGGAGTAGCATTAAACACTGCGACTAGCCAGACGAAGCGGCTAGATAGCTTCAATGCAGTGAAGCTAGCTTCTACGAATGCGATGCTAGTCGTATCGACTGTGCCACAGTCAACGAGTAGTTGATCTGGCATACCAGCATTAGTGCCGTTGTCTTTGTTACTATAAATGCCTAGACGGCATGCACCAGCAGCACCTGTAGTGACATTGATCCCAATGCGATCAATGGTGGAGTTAGGCAGTCTGATAGGCTGCGCATACAATATATTAGCAATCATTGCAGCAGTCGTAGCAGACAGAAGGATCACAGGTGATGTGTAGTACGAAGTGAAGGATGAACGAATGCCTAATGGTGCAGCGTCTGCTGTGGCAAAGCTGAAGTCATTAAGCTGAATAGCACGCTCGATGATTAGCTCAGCAGCAAGTGTGCCTTGGTGCGGACCACCGCCTCCCCATGGGAGCAGTGGAACAATGTCAGGTGATGCAAACTCACGGTCTGTGAGTTCAGGCATATTCAATGCACGAGGATGCAGCATCTGCGTCAGTGATGCGTATTCATCCGTGGCACCTGTCCACGTCAGTACGTTAGATGCAGCACCAGCGGTGCATGTAATCGTAGGAGTGTACTCTCCACCACAACGCGGTACGTAGCCATGGAACATAGCGTACGCATTGTTCGCAATGTTCACAGGAGTAGCAGGGCTGCTGCCAGGAGTGAGGTATCCTAGATAGACACGTGAACCTTGCTGATGGAAGCTGAAGGAGAAGAACTGCGACTCAGTGCATGTAACGCCTGTAGCAGTCCAGTCTACAAATGTGTAGTCCTCAGACCCACCCTCAGCAGTGCGGCTTACTGTAATGCGATATGAAATCTCAAACGTACCACCATCACGCTTAAGCCAGAAGCGGCAGCCCTTTGCTTCATCAGTCTTAGCACCACCGATCAGGAATGAGAACTCATTACCCATGGTAGTCCAGTCACCAAGACCAACACGGAATGTGCCGCCCCAGCCGTAGACAGGTACAGATGCCGTCCACGGCATGACTACATCATAGTTACCTGTGTTAGCCTTACCGATGATAGAACCATCACGGAGCAGTGGAAGGTTCTCTTGTGCAAAGCCAAGGTTCAACTGACTGAACTGTGTCTCAGTGTCAATGAGTCCATAGCCGTTGGCTAATGCGTAAGAGCGGATGCCTTCAGCAGCGTACATGTAACGTTGACGAGTCTCAGCAGCAGTAAGCACTGTTGAAGTGGTAGCCTCTGTCTGCGTCTCACCAATGCTATTCGTCATGATGATGTCAGGGACTTTAGCCCAACCTTGCATAATAGCAAGCGCATCACGGATGTGCTTCATCTGGAAGCTGACGCCACCATTGCGTGCGCAGCTAACAATGACTACATCAGGAGCTAAGTCTTCGACGTAATCAAGCCATGGCTGATTAACGTCATACCACTGCTGCACAACAGTACCGAAGTGGTTATCTGGGAGCGTGTCCCAGTTCATCCCACCGATGCCACGGTTGTACCAGTTAATGGTTACACCAGGATTGTCACGCTCGAATGCTTCACGCAGCTTACCATGGAAATTGCCAATGTACGATACACCATTAACCTGCGGTGTGGAAACAGAGTCTCCCATTAGTACAATAGTAACTTCACCACGTGCGGCTGCGATTGATCCCATAGGACAATGCTGCGAAGCACGGAATGTGGTCAGTGGAGGACGAGGCGGTGACGCATCCTTGGGGATGATAGGCTTAAGTACAGGAGAGCTAACAAGTGATCCATCACCAACGAAGATGAGATCAGCAGCTTCCTTACTCATAGTCGGTACGTAGTATTCCTCTGCAATCTCCATCTTACGATGACCAGCAGCCAATGCTGCTGCAATACAGAGGTTAACTGCTACACTGTCATCAGTGCTACCATCACCGATAGCATTGAAGTCACGCTTCGGTTCATAGTATTCTGCACCGCTAGTAAGGAAGTTATCCGTCAACGATGGATCAATCGGTCGGATAGACATATTCCCTGGAACAGAACCACCCCATGCGAGGTCAATGACAGTAGCCATTAGCACGTCTCCATATCAATAGTAGGCACATTGCCTCGTTTGTCCACTACCTCAATGCGGAATGTATTGAGCATGTCAGCACGGATATCGAGCTTCTCTGCCGCCTTGTGTCCGCCACGGTCTAGTAAGTCTTTGCTAGCAGCTAATGCTACCTTGTCATCTTCACTGTCGATGAGTTCGACTACACGTGTAGCAGCCTTTACCTCACCATTGAGTAGAATACTCTTTACCTCTGTAGCAGCTTCCTGCTTCACAGTCTCAATGATGAACTGTTCTAACTGCGAGTATGCAGGCTGTGCACGGAGCAGAGTGATCTGCTCTACAGTGAACTTAGTAGCAACGCTGATCTCTGCATCAGAGAGTCCACTAGCTGTGTAGACAAGGATAGCTGCATAGCTATTCAACTGCTTAGGCAGCGCAGGTAGCTCAGCTAACTTACGATGCGTGTTAGACACTAACCGCTGTGCTTGGCTATTCGATGGAACAGCCACACGTGTAAACGTAGAAGCTACCGATGGGACAACAACTGTCCCATCTGGTAGCCGTAACGGTTCGTTAGCATCAGGTAGTTTGGCCATTAGTCCTTGCTCTTACGAGTGCTCTTACTAGCAGCCATCTGCTTACGCTTAGTCAGCGATTGTTTAATCGCAGCACCGGCACCAGCGGTATCAGCACTGCCACCACTGCGGGGAGTAGCAGTGTTAGATTGTGTAGTTTGTGGAGTAGCAGTGTTCCGTGCGCCCATCGGCGCGGACGGATCACTCTCTCCCTTCCACATAGGCGTGTTCGTCTTTACAGACGATGCAGGAGCAGAGGTAGCCGGAGTCTGTGCATTACCACCTTGAATGAAGTCATCTACTCCTTCACCACGGTAAGTAGAACGCTGTCCTGCTTGCGTACGTGCAGCCAATGCTTCATCAAAGCCTTCACCTGCTTGGTTAAGCATGTTCGACGGCGGACGTGCGGGGTTCTGTCGCATAGCGTCCATCGTCCGCTGTCGCAAGAACTGCTGCATAGCAGGATAAGCACGATTTGCAAGACCAACAGGTCCAGTCCCAAATAGGATGAGTGGAAGATCGGGATTAGGATTAGGCACTCTCCCTGCACGGATATCCTCCCCGATGGTTTCTAGTGAGAACTCACGCTGTGCTGGTGCGACAGCTACAGGTGTAGGAGCAGCAACAGTACTTGTAGCACTACCATCTGGCATAGCAGGTTCATCACCTAGGTATGCTGTAATGCTGTCACGTACGTTAGTAGATAATTGTCCAGGAGGACTCATTAACAAGGAGTCCTGTGATACAATAGGCTGCAATGACGCAGCAACAGGTGGCTGTTGCGTGGGAGGGATAGGCGGAGTCGGCAATGGCTGCAGTGATGCAGCTTGTTGCGCTGCGCCCATCGTACGATCCCTACTACGGTTAACCGCAGGCAGTGCTGCACCTTCTACATTCATATCATTCTGTGCTAATGCCAACATGCCACGGTTCAAGTTAGCCGTAGTCATAGGCAAGCCTTGCTGCTGTAGCAGTGATACTACAGCAGCATGTGTCTCCTGTGGAGTCATTATCGACCTACCTTACTGCCACCACCGTTGCCGCTTAGGTCAACAGGGTAACTGATCGTAGTAGTGTAAAGTCCATTGCGGAGGATGATATCCTCAACGTACGTTTCCATCGCAGATGTAGTAACACCAGATGCAAGCACCTGTGTCTCAACAGTACGCGCACCGCCGTATGTCAACGAGTTGAATGGTGTCTGTGCTTGGATGCGCCTGTACGACTCTGCGGCAGAGCCACCAGGTGCAGCACCGACTAAGGACAGGATAGACCGTCGCATAGCACGGAAGCCTTTACGCACCAGTGCGGCAGATGCGGCACGTTCAGTGCTGCTACGTCCGAAGCGAGGCATCGCATTGTACGACACATCATTACCACTACCTGCAATGCCAGCAGTGCTGCTGTAGAATGGACTGTAACCAGTTACAGTAGGAGCGCCGAAGGACATACATCACCTGTGTTGTATATGAGTACATTATAGTGTGGTGGAGTAGTGCTGTGTACTATTGTGTGCGTATGTATATATCTCAACCACCCTGCCACCACCCTCATTCTATGAGGCATAGCCCTACGGGGTGCGTCTTGTCAAGTCTTATTAATAATACATCGTACTGTACAGTACTACAGACAATAAGGAATATCAATGACTTATAGGGGCGACTCCAAAGGAGGCGCCTCCGTTTCTCTCTACCCTGTTACATATATATCACATTTACCGCACTATGTACAGCTACAACACTGCACAGCAGTACGCACTACTACGCTAATAGCAGTACTACAGTACAGTACTACAGTACAGCACAGATGGGAGCATCTATGTGATGGAGCAGTGGCGACTGCTGTAGCAGTGGCAATGGCTATTCTACGCAGCGTGTAAACACGTGCTATCGACATAACCACACACAGCGACGCTGTGCACAATACCCCCGCTTTGGGATCACGCAATGAGGGGGGGCCATTGCATGGAGTGCCGGCACCTTTCGCAGCGCATGGCGTAGCGTGTGACAGCATGTAGCTACATGTAGCAGTGTCTCGTGCGGCAAAGGGCCGCGGACTAGAATAGTCAATGATATCAATGGCATAGGCCATGGCCAGGGCTTAACGTGTGTTAAGGGTCGCCCAGGTTTAGGTCAACCATATTGCCCTACTACGATAGGTCAATAGCATTGACCCAATGGATACCAACCATGGGCATATAAGCGCATTGTGGTAACGGGCTACCGTTGGCAATGGACAGGCTGCATCGACCTACTGCCGTCGTCACCATGCTGCGCTTGCGTGCGCATGTGCTGTTACTGACTGCTACCGCTGTTAGCATCGTCTGCTGTTCAGTTAGCACTGTTAACAATGTGTGCATTGTATATGCAGTATGTATGTCCATACAGCATCTGAATGTGTGAACAATATCAATGCATTGCATGGGAGTTGACTTAGCATCCAACGACGTGCTATAAACCAAATCGTGTTGGACGATGTGTCTAACAGCCTACCGCTCTTTGACAATTGCATATGACAATGGACTGCTTGGCTTGCAGCAATGCAAGCAAAGGGTAAAGGCATGAACAAGTACAACCGCATGATCGCACTAGAAGACAATGGTGCGCTCGACTGCGAGGCTGCGCACTACAACGAAACCGCAGAACCAATCGACTATAATGCCGAGTATGACGCATACGCAGAGTATAATGACTGCCGCATGGCAGGCTACTACCAACGCCAACATGCGCTAGCCGTCAGAGGTAACGCCGAGAACGGCATTATTTACTACCAGACCGATGATGTGCGAGTGCTAGCACTAGGCTACGTCGAAGAATAACCTAACCTAACTACAATCTAACTGCTGCAAGCCTAGTAGTCCATTGTCCATTGCATAGAATAGGGAATGTTTAACATGGTTAAAAATGCGAACGATCCAATCCGTCTTGCTACCGACGCAGCACGCGCTGCGTTGACGGCGGATGGGGCGGCCGAGAATAAAACTGCGGCGATTGCTTATGCGGTTTCCGTTTTACTTGGTGATGCTGACGCAATCGGGTCTGGCGTCGTGCCGATGCTTCAATGGGCGGCGTCACCAGAAGCGATGAAGTCGATCCGCCTCCGCGTTCTGTCGGTCTGCGACTGCGACAGTGCAGCAATTACCCTGGCCCGCAAAGGCACAGGCAAAGCGGCCGACAAGCTCGTTAACGAAAAAAACGGGATGCGTGCTAAATTCACCAAGGCCATTGAGCTTCTGGGCGCAATGGCCATCATGAACGATCGCACGGGCTACGCTGCAACGTGGGTGGGTGACAAATGGCAGATGCCGATACAATGGTTTATGCCAGAGGGCTTCAAGGCTATGCCGAGCGCAACGGGAGCCTTTCCGCCCGTCACGTTCGACGGGCCGCTCTCATCGCCTAAGGTGGCGGCATTCGACGCCGACGGTGACGCTACGTCCGTTCCGATTAAGCCGCACATGTCGTGGCTTATCGGAACCGCATACGACAAGAAACGTGGTGCGCGCCCTGGCGGTAATGACAAAGCCGAGACTGACGCGGGCAACGACGGCACCACAAACGGCACCGACGGCGCCAAGGCTTCGCACAAGGCAAACGCCACGCCTACCGAGGCGCGTGATGTGGTGGCTAAAGAGGCGGGGCGCGACGATTACAAGTGGCGTCCCACTGGCGATGTCGCGACGGACTGGCAAACCACGCTTGATACAATGGCGATGAATCCTTACTTCCGCGCTATGATGGTTCGGGCTATTTCCCGTGCCAACAAGGAAGAGGCCGCAAGCGCCAGCGCTACAGCGTAGACTGTTATCACGATAACAACCCCCATGGTTCACGCCATGGGGGTTTTTTTTGTGCCTACCGCCTCGCTTACCATGTGTTAT